CTGGGTGTGTGTGTCCGGCGACACGTTTCAGTCCGTACTGTCACTCGCTACGCAAGCGGTCCACACCAGGGATGTGACACTTACCCTGGATACCTACGCAGAACGTCTATACCTACCTACGCGTGTCCTTAGGACAACCTTACACTACACAACACCAGAGAGAAGTCTCCGCTAACGCAACCCTATTGTACGGGTGTCTGCACTCTTGGCCCAAACTGTTTCTTGTTTCCGTGGTTACCAAGGATTGTGCATACGCACGTGCCTACTGCCGATAGCCGGCAAACAACATTTCGAGCTCACACGTGACCAGTGCGCACGAGACAGCAACCGCAGACTGATTGTTGATCAGGATCTGCGATGATCCCATACGTCCGTCGTTGGTCAGCTCACCGTCTCCAACTGTCGACCGCCAGTCATTGTAGTAGTCCGTGGGGTTGCACACGAAGCTGCCGCGCTGGCTCGGAGTGGCCTCCAGAACATGCACGGCATTGGCCACATCACTCACGCTTGTTGGCACGAGTGACGGGACTGCCTCGAAGTTTGCAATAGCATACCCCCCCTGCGTTAGCGGGGTGGTTTGCAGAACCTCAAGTTTCAGCCTCTTCACCAGGAAACGTGAGTACGCACCCGACAAAGCCTTGAACCCACTACACAGGTCATCAAGGAAGAGACGTGAGCCAGAGGTTTCTCCGACTCCATACGCTAAGACTACCAAGCAACCACCAGCTATGGTGTTGGCAAGGTCGAATGAGAACTTGAGGTTCGCTGGGACCACATCATTGGCCGGCATCGGGTAGCGCATAGGCAGCCCGAAACGACTACCCAAGCTGGGCCCGGCTACAGCGATTCGGTTGTTGTTGTTGTTGTTGTTGGCACGACGCGTGCGTCGGCGAGCAGTTTTACTCTTCATTTTGGTGGACATGGTATCGATCTAATTTTCTGTGTTCGATATTAAGCCTGGTTCAATGACCAAGTCCTCCCTATGAATGCCATCACCGCCTTCCATTGGGCTAAGCGACAGCGTCCTGTAATACTGCTCCATCTCTTTTTGTACATCGGGCAACACGCCAAACGCGTAGTAGTACGACACCCGAGCGCGTGGGTCCACCACACCACCACTCAGACCATCGATACGTTGCCCCATAGACCGGTTGCGGAACACTTCCGCGATCAACCTCTCACCTGCAGCCACACCCTCGCGCTTGAACACGCCGTAAAAGGCGTGTTGGACCGGAGTCCCAGCAGCGAGTTGCAGTCCACATGTACCAACAGCGTCCAGCCATTTCCGATAAACTTTGTCGTTGGGCACACTCAACAGACACATCGGATCCTTGGTGAGCACAGCAGCATGATTGCGTACCATGCGCCACCCGGTTGACAACTGGACGGGGCGAGTTTGACAGAATTCGATCTTCTCGAACACGTCAACTGGTTGCTCCACAGTCATTGAGAAGCCCTTGCGCTTGAACCACGCAGGCAAGCCGATCATAAACTTCGCCAACTCTTTGCGTTCCAACATCACCACACAGTCATCTCCGTTGTTGCACAACTCCACATCAACATTGCGCTCTTTAGCGTACGCATAAACAAGCGCACACATCAGAAGGCAGTTGCCAAGCGAAGTGTTCAGATCACCAGAAGACCGTGTACCATGCATTTCAAACTTCACAGTGCCGTCACTCGCGTAAGCGACACCTTTGTTCACCAGCTGCCACGCTAGCAACTTCTTCAGCACCTGCGAGCCAGGAAACAGGGCTTTGTAGAAGGAGTGCTCATAGCGCAGAGCGGTTTGACTAACGTGCATGTCAAACTTGCTAGCATCCAAACCAACAGCCACCGGATCATTGAACACCTCCCACTTCGCGCGCAGAATCTGCGCGGAGCGGTCGGCGTTGTAACCTTTGATCACGGTTGCATCGGTTCGGTTTCCGAAAGCTTTGTTGACACTCACAAAGTAGTGATGTTCAGCATGTTTGATGAAGCGTCCAAGTTCTAAATTGAAACGCGAGCTGCGAGGGTTGATCACTCTCGGGGCTTTATGTACATCCTGTTTCTCAAACTTAACAAACGAGGTCAGACGAGCATCCGACTCATTCAGTGGTAGTTTATAAAGACTTGCCAAGGCAGCCTCATACACCTTGCGTTTTGGCCCATTATAGCGATCAACAACTTGTTGTCGAGTAAGACGGGGCAGAGCAGGCATATCTTCGGTTACGACGTACCGGAACTGTTTAAACCAACCACCAGCGTAAGCTTGAGGTTTGACACCAAAGGCCGGACGAAACGAATCCCCCTCCTTGCAAAGGAAGTACCGTTCCACGAACGCCCGTTCAATGGTATCGACGTTACAATTGTAAACACCCAAATTGTGTGATGGGCCAAACCCGGTAGCTGCAACAAACTTCCGGATTTTAGAGGGCATCCCATTCCTGCGCGCACACAACTGACCACGACACTCGGTACGTACTCGCTCTAATAAA